AATTATCATACACTAAAAAAAAATATTCAACTTTTAAAAAATCAAAAATGAAAATTAATTTACATTACTCGAAAATTAATACGACTGGAGACATTCCCGTACTTGAATTTGATGAAATATCACATATTTGTAATTTCATTTTAGAACTTGATAATCATTATAAAATTTCGCAATTGTATTTTGAAGGATTCAGAAAAATATTTTTATTAACTGATGGTGAAAAAATATTTATAACGCAACATCTTGGAAGGATACACGATTTATTACATTGTGATTTTTTTACTTTAAATGAAATTAACAATTTAAATCACGTTCATTTATTTGAATGTAAATCATATCGTGAGGCCTATGATTTAGCATTAATGATTAAGGAAAATGAAAATTTAAGTGAAAGTTTAAAAACTGGAGTTGTTGGTCAAAAAATTGGATAATGAAATGATTGAATTATATCATTTTGCAGAAAAAAATAAAAGCATTATCAGTTATGAAGATTTTAATCCTAAAGAATTAAAAACTAAACATTCGGGAACTATTCAAGGACATTATAATTATTTCTTATTTGAAAAAGATGAAATTGTTTATATTGGTTCAAGTTCAAATTTAGTTTCAAGAATTTTGACACATAAAATGTATATAAATTTTGATAGAGTATTGATTCTGAAATATAAAAAACGCAAAACTGCTTTTTCTTGGGAAGTTAAATTAATAAAATATTTTCAACCAAAATTAAATGTAAGATCAAAATGAAAAAAATCATAATTATAACGATCTGCTTTGCATTGCTTACGCAGATTACGCACGCATCTGATGTTTTCTTTAATATTTCCAGGCAGACAACACTCGACTATTTTATTAGTTGGGTGTTTGCGTTTTCTTTGGAATCATCTATATTGATTTTTACTTTGCTTGGGAAACGAAACACGGCTATCTTTTTTGGTCTTATTTCTTGGCTGATAAATTTACTTTATTACTGGGTAAAAATCGGAATGACTCAGAAGTTTGTTGCGATGAATATTATTTCATTGATTATACCGGTGACCATTTTTTTTTATTCGGAATTGATTAAAACTGATAAACGTAAAAACTTATTAAAATAATGGAAAAAATTAAAATAGGAAATTATTGGATTCTTGGTAAGGAAACCAATGGTATCACTTTGTTTCCTTTTGTGTTCCTTCGTAAATCGTATGTCGATACTTTGGCTGATTGGAATCGTAAAAGTTTAATAAACCACGAATCAATCCATCTAAAGCAACAAGCGGAAATGGGTGTTGTATTCTTTTACGTTTGGTATTTTTTAGAGTTCTGCATTAGAACTTTATTGATAGGCAATACCGATGCAGCTTATCGAAAGATTTGTTTTGAGAAGGAAGCCTACGAGAATGAAGTCAATCTTGAATATATCAAGACAAGAAAATTTTGGGCATTCCTTAAATATTTATGAAACAAGAAGAACATCTCCTCCAGGTTTCAATTTGTAAATGGTTGAATCTAACCCAAAACTTTCCATATTTTACCATTCCGAACGGTGGCCTTCGACATAAATTAGTGGCCATTAAATTAAAAAGAGAAGGAGCAAAATCAGGAGTTGCTGATATGTTTTGGATGATTTCGAATAATACCTGGAAAGGTTTATTTGTAGAGGTTAAAATTGAGAAGGGTAAGCAATCATTAAGCCAAAAGGAATTTGAGGCCATAGCCTTAAAACACGGGTATTATTACGCAGTTGTGAGAAGTATTGATGATTGTATTAATTTAATTAACCGGTTCCGAAAAAATGAGATCTAATTATCTTGATGCTATTGCCTGGATAGATCAGCAATTGACCAAGCCGACACGACAAATAAAAGTTGGTTGTGAAACTATTCTTGATTTGAACTATTCTTTGGCCATAAATCGAAAAAACATTTTAGAAAATTCGGGGCAATTATCTTATTCAGCATTTGGGAGAACTAAAAAAATAAAGGATTATTTGGAAATGTTAAAATAAAAATGTAAACTTTGTTAATATGTTAAAAGAAGAATTAATCGACTTAGTTAATCAGCCTCCGCACTACAAAAGTAAAGGCGGTATTGAATCTATTGAGGTAATTGAATCCTTTGAATTAAATTTTAATTTAGGGAACGTAATTAAGTATATTTTGAGATCCGACAAAAAGGGTAACAAAAAACAAGATCTGGAGAAGGCACAATGGTACCTAAAAAGAGAAATTGAAAAGTTTAAAAGTTGATGTCAAGGAATGAAATCATTTCAACGTTATACGAATCAAAGGAGATCGCCCAGGCACTCCGAAAGATGCAACCAGCTTCACTCCGAGAAGAATTAAGACAAGAAATGTTTATGGCCCTATGTAATATTTCAGATGAAAAATTTTGGGGAATTTATAATAATAATGGTATTCCAGGTTTAAAGTTTTGGTTGGTTCGTACGATGCTTAATATGATTTATTCAACCGGCCTTAATACTCCATTCTTTCGACATTTTAGACAAAAAAATGAACAGTTTAATGTAAACCACGAAGTAGTAAATTTCGATTCATTAAACGAAGAAATTCAAGAAAGGAAAGAAATGCTATTTTCTAAAATAGAAGAAGGAAGAAAACAGTTAAGTTGGTATGAAAATACATTACTTGAGACTTATATGGATTTAGGATTTAATCAAAAGGAATTAAGTCGTAAAACTAAAATCCCTTATCAATCCGTTATTAAAACCATTAGTATAATTAAAAAGAAACTTCGAGAGGAATGATGAGCACATTAATTGCATCCATATTTTTTTCAGTCTATTTCAATATGACTAATTTACATCAATCATTGAAATTAGATTTTAAGCCGTTTAATTGCACACCTTGTTTATCCGTATGGTCTGCAGTTGTATTTTATTTATTGCCAATTCAGATCACGGAACTAATTGCCTTATTTTTTACTGCTGGAGTGATTGGGCCTTACATTTTTAGATTCATTCACAAATGACACCAAGGGAACTAAATTTCTTGAAAGAACACGAGGCTAATTTTGTGGCCGTTGAATTAGGGTACACCCGAAACATAGACTTTCACGTTATAGATCAATACGTTTTAATTTATCGGAATTACATTGATCAAAATTTTATTCTGAATGCCTGGTGCAAGCATTGTGTCTTTGATATGCTAAAAAGGATAAAAAACTATTACGACAATAATCAACCAATCGAAACCAATGTCAAACCTAAGAATAATCGGAGTAGGAAATAGCACTTCCGGTGTGACCTATCATCGTATTGCATTACCATTGTCCACGATGAAGAAGGAGTATTGTCTATTGACCGATGCACTTTCAGAAGAAATGATAATCGATAAGGAAATTAATATCTTAGTTTTAAATCGATTCTTAGAGGTTATACCATTTTCAGTTTTGATTGAGTGGAAAAGAAAGCACGGATTTAAAATTGTTGTTGACATCGATGATTATTGGGAGTTATTTAGCAGTCATTTATCAAATAAAACTTATCAGTTACTAAATATTCCAACCATCATTCAGAATTATATCCGGATGGCTGATTTAGTGACTTGCACGAATGATAGACTATATTCTAAAATCATTGAGCTTAATAAGAAATGCGAAATTATTCCAAACGCATTACCTTTTGATAAGGATCAGTTCACGGCATTTAAGACCGAACACGATAAAGTAAACATTGCACATACCGGATCAATCACTCACTTTCCGGATATCAAACAATTAAAGAATCCATTGTTAAACCTATCAAAGTCCAAATCCTTTGTTGATGCTACCAGGATGCTTCTTTGTGGATGGAATGATTATAATAAATGGCATTGGACACAAATTGGAAATATTTATACGGCCAATGAAAAGCTAAATTATAAAATCATTGAGTCGGCACATTTTTCGTTCTATATGAATTTCTACAACGAGGCTGATATGTTACTGGTGCCATTGCTTGATAATAAATTTAATCGGATGAAATCAAACCTTAAGGCCTTGGAAGCAGGTGCCAAGAGGATTCCGATATTGACTTTTGATCGTGATCCGTATGCAGATATTCCGACCATATTTAAGGTCGATAATTGGGAAAAAGATATTAAACGAATGGTGTTTAGCAAGCAGATGCGAGAAGATTATGGCGAAGCCAATGCGGAGTATGTCCGTGAGTATTATGACCTATTTAAAATAAATGAGAAGCGTTTTGATATTTATACTAAACTGATCGATTGTTAATTGTAATATGAAAGAACCAAATCGAGAACGAAAGCAAGAGATTAAGTATAGTGTTGTTTTAAATGAGGAGCAAAAAGAAGCAAGGAATTTAATTAAAGAGAACCAAATAGTTATAGTAACGGGTAGGGCTGGATCGGGTAAAAGTTTAGTATGTGCATTGGCTTCTTTGGATTTTTTGAACAAAAAACAATGTAATCATATTTACATTACCAGGGCAACGATTGAAGTTGGTAATTCTTTGGGATACCTTCCAGGTTCATTAGATGATAAATTCAATCCTTATTTAGAAGCATTCCAAGAAAACCTTGTTAAGTGTGCCGATAAGGTAAAGATTCAGACAATGGTTAAGGATGAGAAGATTGTGGCTTATCCGGTGCAGTTTATCAGAGGTAAAACAATTGATGATATTTTAGTAGTTGAGGAGGCACAAAATTTAACAAAGGCTGAGATGTTAGCCATATTAACAAGGCTTGGTAAAACTGGTAAGATTATTGTGAATGGGGACAATGAGCAAAAGGATATTAAAGACGGATATAATGGTTTAAGTTTTGCCATTGACTTATCTAAAAAGATTGAAGGAATTAAATGGATAAAATTAAAAGAGAATCATCGATCTGATTTAGTAGGTCAGATTCTTGATTTTGAATATAACAATTAATAAGATGCCAGTAATTAAATGTTCTAACGGAAATTATCGCATCGGTTCTGGTGCTTGTATTTATGAAACGGAAAAGAAAGCCATTGAAGTTTGGCAAGCGATCCTTGCAAGTGGAGAATATCGGGCAGATAGTAATAAAGTTTCTTTTGATTTTGATGATACGTTATCGACACAAAGAGGTCAGGACTTGGCGAAGCGTAAAATTCAAGAAGGTAAAATAGTTTATATCATTACCAGGAGACAACAATCAGCCTCCGCAGAAGTTTATAAAATTGCAGATGAAATAGGAATACCACATTCAAGAGTGCATTTCACGAATGGCAAGATGAAATGGGAGGAAGTCAAAAGGTTAGGAATTGGCACGCATTATGATAACAATCAAAGAGATGTTGATTTGATTAATGAGAACACGGATAGCAAAGGTTTTAAATTTCAGTTTGTGGAAACATATAACGATTATCCAGAAGCAGCAGTAAACAATGCTAAACGAGTTTTAAAATGGGTTGCAGAAAATGGATGGGGAACTTGTGGCACACCAGTAGGCAAGATTAGGGCAAACCAATTAGCAAATCGTGAAGGCATTTCAAGAGACACGATTGCCAGAATGTCAGCATTTAAAAGACATCAACAAAATAAAGATGTTCCCTATGGCGAAGGATGTGGAGGCTTAATGTGGGATGCCTGGGGAGGTACGGAAGGAATAGAGTGGGCAAATAGAAAATTAAATCAAATTGATAATGCAAGCAACGGATAAAGAGTTTTTTGATCACGAGATTAATAACGGAATTACTCCACATAATCCCGAATATTTAAACTTAATGTTGGCAACTTCCGACATCGTTGTGAAATATGCAAACGACATTATTGAAATTGGTGCGGGCCTTGGAACATTGGGAGAATGTTTGATTTCAAAAGGTTGTAGTTATTATGGCATTGAACCAAATAAGTATCATCGTGATTTTGCATTAGTTAGAGGTATTGAATTACACAATCTAAATAATTTTCCTAAATTATGCGAAATGATTGTAAGCATTGAAGTTTTTGAGCATTTGACGGATGATCAAATTGATGAGTATTTAAAAAGCATTGAATCAACATATTTTTTATTTTCATCTACACCACATAAAACCACGGAAGAATTTGACACCTGGTGGGGGCATATTAATTTAAAATCAGAAGAAGAATGGATAGCATTATTTGCAAAATACGGATATAAGCTTCACGAAAAATTAAGCATACCTACAACTTGGAGTTTATTATTTAAGAAAGATGGCACGACCAAATAAAGATATTGATACGGAAAGACTTTTGGAATGGGCCGAAAAATATATCGACCATTGTCTTGAATCGACCAAAGAGATTGCCACATCATCGGGAGTAAAAACAATTCGTGAAAGGCATTTACCTACTATTAGTTTTTTTCTATTGGTATGGTTGCCACGGCAAAAATTTGAATTTTATAATAGATCAACTTATTATCAAGTTTTGTCTAATGTAGATCATCCTTGTCACGATGCAACAAAGCAGATTGATGAGATATTTAGATCATTGGCAGCGGATGTAGTGGCTAATGAGGGTAAAGGTATATTCTATGCTAAGAATCTTTTAGGATGGTCAGACAAGGCAAAGAATGAGGAAAGACAAGAGATTATAATTAGTTACGAAACGAAAGAAAAACCCGAATAATGGGTAAAATAAATCTTAAACTTCCTAAACCACATCACAAACAATCCGAAATAATTGAATCTTCGGCACGTTTTATTGTGGTAAATGCTGGAAGAAGATTTGGAAAATCGGTAATTTCTCAAACAATGGGAATTATGGATGCCGTTCAAGGTAAATCAATTGCCTATATTACTCCAACTTATCAATTAGCCAAAACATTTCATAAGCAATTATCAAAAATATTGCCTGATAAATTAGTTAAGAAAAATGAATCAGATTTATATTTTGAATTTATAACCGGTGGAGTAATTAAATTTTTTACCGGTGAGAAATTAAATAATCTAAGGGGTAATAGTTTTCATTTGGTTATTATTGATGAAGCTGCATTCATATCTGATTTAGAAAATGGATGGAAGGAAGCTATTAGACCTACGTTAACAGATTATAAGGGAAGGGCCATATTTATAAGCACTCCAAGAGGAAATAATTATTTCAAGGCTTTATTTCTTAAAGATTATTCGGATTCTGATTGGCAAAGTTTTCATTTTACTTCATATGATAATCCATACATTGATCCAAAAGAAATCGATGATGCAAAACGTGAATTACCAGAGATCGTATTCAATCAGGAATACCTTGGTATGTTTTCTGAAAATGCTGCCAATCCGTTTGGAAGTCAGGCGATTGGGAAGTGCATTTCTGAAATGTCAATCAATCCGGTTAAATGTTACGGAATAGATCTTGCAAAGTATTCTGACTGGACTGTAATTATTGGTTTAGATAATAGTGGAAATGTGGCCTATTTTGAACGATTCCAAAATGATTGGGCCTCCACGCAAAATAAAATACGGAATTTATCAAAGGTTCCGATGTTAATTGATAGTACTGGAGTAGGCGATCCGGTAGTTGAGCAATTACAACGAGAGGGATTAAATGTAGAGGCATTTAAATTCACAAGCCAAAGCAAACAAGATTTAATGTTGGGCCTTCAAGTGGCTATCCATCAAGAACGGATTCATTATCCCGAAGGCATTATTAAAGAGGAACTCGAAATATTTGAATATCAATATAGTTCACACGGTGTAAAATATTCTGCACCTTCCGGTTTTCACGATGATTGCGTGATGGCTTTGGCTCTTGCCTGGCGAAAGTTTGATTTTAAATCAGGCACCGGTAGATATAGTTTTGCGTAATTACTTATTTATGTTTATGAATTGGACAAATGTTTCGGTTTGGCAGATGCAACAAATCTCCAACCTATTATCTAAAAACGAAGGGGATACAAGTCTCGATATCGCAGTTAAGACTTTGGCTATTTTAACGAATAGAACAGAGGCCCAAATAGATTCGTTAAGTCTTGATGAGTTAAGCCATCAGATCAAATATATTTCATTCCTAAACGAATCACAACCGAATGCCAAGCCACAAGATTACATCAAAGTAAACGGAAAGAAATACAAGTGTATTTATGACATTCGAAATATGCCATATGCCAGGTATATGGAAACTAAGTTTTTCGGAAATGATGTGATGAACAACTTGCATAAGATTGGGGCTTCGATGGTTATGCCAATGAAAAAAACTTGGTTTGGTTGGAAGGTTGACGAGTACGATGCAAGCAAGCACGAAGAATATGCCAATGATTTATTAGAGGCAAGTTATGAATCAGTTTATGGATCAGTGGTTTTTTTTTTGTCATATATACGTTCAATCGATAAACAATTTAGCGGACTATTTGAAGCAGAAATTGACAAGTCAGGGGATACCGAAGAACGAGGCCGAGGAAACGATAACGGCTTTATGCAACGTTTTGGATGGACTTACCAAGCTACCATCATCGCAGAACACGAACGAATTAAACTCGAAGAAGTCTACGGACTTTCAACAATTCAATGTTTAAACGCATTGAGTTATTTAAAAGCAAAGAACGCATTTGATAAAGACCAAATTAATAAGATAAATGCCAAATATTAGTCAATCGCAAAAATCCAATATGGATGTCCTTAATAATTTAGGGGCCGATAAAACTATTTCTAATCTGAAATTAACCGAAGTGGAGGCAGTAATGTTTGAAGCTGCAAATCGGTTTATGATGATGGCTAAAAAAACCATTGAAAGAAAAGGCAAAGTCGATACCGGTAAATTATCGGATATGAGAGTTAGCCAAGTAACTGAAACCAAATACGGAAGTTATTCGATTACCATTGGATACGACCAATCTAATCCAGCAAGTAAATATTATGATTTCCAAAATAAGGGTGTTAAAGGAATAAAGTCAAATCAGCCAAATAGCATTTATAAATATCGGACTTTAAGTGTTTCTAAAAATATGGTGGAAGCATTAATGCAATGGTATTTAAGACATAAAAGTTATATAAGAACGGAGGATCAAAGAAAAAATTTAACGGCCAATCAAAGGAAATCATTAAATGCTGGGGCTATTGCCAATCAATCTAAAAATTTAAGAAAGGTTGCAGAGGCCACGGCTAAAAAGATTAAAAAAAGAGGTATGCCTAGGGTTGGATTCTTTGATGATAATCTTGATAAGGTATTTAACGAAGCATTTAGACAAAAATTAGCCATAGCAATTGGCGAAGATATTATAATAAACATTAGACAAAATTTCAATGGCAATAACAATTCAAAGTAGTCCAACGGCTTTCAGTTCGGCTCACGATGCATTATATCACGTTGTGACTTCCAGCAATGTCGCAAATTCAAACTTTAAATATGTATTTGACTTATCTATTGGTGGAAACCTTGTCTCCACAATTAAAGCCTTTCCAGATTCCGGAGGTTATGGGATATTCGATGCAAGTCCCATTGTCCGAAACTACTTTGATAGCGGATTTAACCCAAACACAAGCACGGTTTTACAAAATGCAAGCACCGGTTTATTCTGCAACTACACGATTTCATATGGCGAAGAATACGGAGGAGTAACATATCCAAACCTTACAACCATATCATCCTATTATGGATGGAATTATTCGGCTGATCCTTTTGGAAATACTTTGGGAGATTATGCAAATAAGTTTGTAACGAGCAGAGATAAAACGACATTAGAAGTAATAAGTGGCGAGAAACTATTTATGACTTATATGAATACGGCTGGCACCGGTGTAACGGCTTCAATTCAAAAGATTACAAGCAATGGAACAAATGATGGAAGTGCTTCGGTAGGTGCGACCTTATCCACATCAAATACCTTGCTTTTAGATTTATCTCCAACGGCAATCAATACCTATTTAGGTAGTTCATTTATTACATCAACGACATACGGATACCAGGTAACGGTTGGAAGTGATACGATAACCATTACGCAAGTTGTGGCACCGAAATGGACACCGATGTTAATCACATTCCTTAATCAGTACGGAGGATATGAGACATTCGGATTTCGTTTATTATCAAGACAACAAAAGAAATTTAACCGAAGCACCTACAAAGTCAATGAAATTGTAAGAAGCGGAGGCAATATGATTAATAAGAGTGGGGCCAATGTCTTTTATGGTGGTGTTCAATCATTTGCCGGGGTGGTAGATTATTCCTATTTGGTTGTTAGTGATTATTTAAATCTAAAGGATTACAATGTAGGAAGCCAATTGCTTGCTTCTCCCGAAGCCTATTTGCATTTAAATGGTTCTTATTATCCGATTGTAATGCGTTCGACTGATTGGACAGAAAAAAACCTTACAAGTGATAAGAATTTTAACTATGAATTGACTTTTGATTTATCTATTAAACAAGCCATTCAATACCGATGATCACCGAAATATTTATAGAAAATGTGCGTTTGGATTTGTATCAAGATATCGGTGCTGAGTTGAATTTTAATATAGATGATATCAAAGATTTTTCAAGCCGAAATACAAACTATTCCAAAACTATAACCATCCCAGGCAATGCGAACAATAACAAAGTTTTTGGCCACATATACAATCTTGGGAGTGCTAATAATTATTTCATTTCAAATCCTTTGCTTCCAAATGTTGGTTTTAATTTTGATCCATCAAAG